TGGCTCATGCCGCCCTCGCCATTGTGACCTCGGAAGAGGACTACATCATATTCCATACCGTTGAGCAAGGCGTCTATTACACCGAACGAATCACCGCCAAGGAATTCTTTAGTCGAACGTATGCCGTATTCCGCGTCCACTCCAAGTCTCCCATCAACTGGAAGCCATTACCATGAATGAAATCATCGTCTCCGGCGGCACCAAGCTCCAAAAGAAGCTGGTCATGGAAGCCGCCAACTATTACCTCAAAGACCTTATTCCAGCATATTCGGTCATGCTGCTGATTAAACTGCGTAAGGACCTCTTCAAGAAGGAGGGTTTAAAAGCAGATTGTATTTGGGAGGATGACCGTAATAAGCCGCGTGAATTCAATATCACAATTGATTCCAGTATGAAAATGCACGGCGTCCTAAGAGCACTGGCTCACGAGTGCGTCCATGTGAAGCAGTTTGTGAAACGAGAAATGTGTGATACCGGCAACTGCTACATTACGAAATGGAAGGGGCAGGCGTACCACACCAACAAGGGTAACTATTGGGAACTACCGTGGGAAATTGATGCGTATGGGCGCGAGGTGGGTCTCTACGAAATGTTTGTGACCAACAAACGCCATACCAAGAAACCGTGGTACGCTAAGGACCGAGACTATTAAGATTGTAATTTTATTTTATTAGAACTTACATATTCGTAAGTCAAATAACTGATAGGATCGGTACCAGAAAATGTTTTCATGTTATGAGGATCTCGCCAAAGTTCTAAATTGCTTACATCGATTTGTAAACATTTGTATTTTGGGTTTTTATAATCCTCAAAACCCTTAACTTTACACAAATTATTGTATTTCTCAACAAAAAATGTTGCAACATAAGTTGTGCGTCCCGAACTACGGCCCAGACCTGTTCCTATTTCCCAATCACTAGAAGATGGTTTTAAACCTTCTTTTAGTATTCTTTCTATGTTTTCGGCTTTCGACCAGTGGAATAAAAATTTAGGCCTTTGGGTTACGGCTTCGGTTACAAATCTAATTTCTATTTCATTTCCAATAGCGTATCTATCTAAAATGTTATAACCAATCATTCGCTGAGGTTTAAATGAACCATTATTAAGATCGCGAATGAGTTTGAGAATCTCTGTGTCTTGGGTTTTACCGGTATCTGGCAATTTTACGGATACGGATGTATTTCTGATCATAATAAGATTAGGCGAAATTTTATATTTCGACAAGGATTTTATCATATAATCCGTATCATATTTCATTTAATTCCCATTCCCTTGCGGACATCATGGTACATGGCGTCCTTATGAGCAGCCGACATTTTTGAAGGTGCTCCTGCATGGAAGGCTTTCTTATTACCCTCGGCAGCATGAGCACGCATCTTGCTTGCTGAAATACCGCTCACGCCTTCTGCATCCGGATCACGTTGTCCCGCAGAGTGGACGGTGATTGATTTAAAATTGTAGCCCTTGTGTCCACCAGCCGATGGCTTTCCATTGTACTTATGGAGCAGAGAGTGCATCTCCTTGGCGCGGTCGGAACCTACAACCACGTGTAAATGCTTCACACCTTTGTCGGACAGATGAGCCGCGTGATGTAGAATTGTTGGGCTTTCCTTGCTGGAAGCAACGACATTGGTGCCAGGAAAGGCGTGTTTGGCATGTTTTACTTTCTGAGCGCCTGTGAGTGGATTCTTCTTTGCGTCCTGCGAGTGAGACACCACAACAGTGTGTCCTGCATTATGCTTCTTTGCAATTTCATGGACCTTATTCACTACGGTTTCGTGTCCGTTCGTAATAGGATTCATACGACCGAATGCCAACACATGGTGCGAATCGGCTGCTGCGGCTTCCTTAATGAAATTTTTAAATGATAGCATAATTATTGTGCTCCGTGATACGCCTTAATGCTTCCGTCATGCTGCACGTGCCATGCGTGAATTTTTGTATTTGGATGCTTTTTACCCAAAGCTAAAGAGTGGTCGAGGTTCTCCTTACTATCATCATACACATGGACATTCTTGAATTTATGTTGGGCAATATGATGGTCAATTACACGCGCTTTCTTTTCGGCAACGCTACCGGGAGTCTTATCGTTACCCGCGCGGTTCACATGAATGTCGTGAATCGGTAGACCGTGCTTTTTGAATTTTGCAAGGTACTTATCCTTATCATTCATATCGCCTCTGGCGGTATTGATAATGATCTTGTGTTGCGGAGAATTCTTGATGTTATTATGAATCGCCTTCACCTTGGCCAACATCTTATGGATAGGATGCGATTCATCATGAAACTTTTTAGAATCCTGAAATTCACTATAATCGTAGTGATGTCCAGGAGATAGTTTATGATGATTGTACTCCGAATTGCTTAGCGATGCCACGTGCTTCTTTCCGTGCATCACGTGCACCTTTGCATTTGTCTTGAATAGAGTTTCATCCACATCAAACGAGTGGAGCGTTCCGTGTTCGCCTGATTCGGCTAAAAACTCCAAAAAAGACTTCATTTATTAAGCTGATTTTCCGGCACTCTTTAAAGAATCTAAAGGATCGCTTTGAGACCCAAATTTATGTGATTGAGTTGCAAATTTCTTGCCCTTATGTAAGAAATGAACAGATTGGCCACTATGAGTAACACTGATGTTTTTAGGATCTTTTAAAATGTGTTCATAATCCGAATGAGGATTAGATATGTGATGTTGCGTTCCCGAAGCCGTATTATATGTTGTATGTTTAAAAAAGTCATGTCCAGCTTGTTGAGCTGGTGTTTTATGAGCATGTAAAACATTTCTAATATGAGATACAACGTGTTCGTGATTGCCAGAATTTAAGTGTCCCTGCAATTCTGTTGCATGAGATTTTGCTACTTTACTTAACAATTCTCTATTATGAGAATGTACAATAGAAGACATATGCGGATTTGATTTCAGCATTGATTTTCGTTCTTCCTTATTTTTACCTGCCAATGCTGGAAATGCTTTTGTAATTTTGGCCTTATGTTTATCATGAAGGTCAGCAGCATGTTTTCCCGAGTGTTCTCTGCCCAAACTTGAACTTGGAAGATTCTTTGTTGATGTTTCTCCCACCTTTAAACTTATTCCGTGATGGGTTACTTTACCTGTTTTATGATGCTTAGTAGAAATATAAACATCCGAAGAATCTTGTTGTTGTGTTGCTGATATTCCAGTCACCTTTTTTGTATCACCTGGTTTTGATGTATGAAATACGCCTGTGATTTCATGACCGGGATGCGTTTTTCCTATATGAGCTTTAATATGTTCAGCCGCAGATTTAGCCTTTGCATGAATTTTTGTATAATCATCGTGATGAATACTGGCTTTTAATCTATCATGAGCCGCGGTTGGTGTTTCTCTTACCTTTGTTTCCGGGTGGATAAGATCATGTTTTTCCATATGATGTCCACCATTAAGATGTTTACCAACTAAAAGCTCATGAAGAGTGCCTCTGGTATTGTTTGTTACAGCGCCTGGCGTGCTTGAATCATCCTTTGCGGCTTCTGTAATTTGTTCAGTACCAGATTCGGCAATAACACTAATATATGTATTGGCTACGGAATGAAGTGATTGTAAATTGATCATGTTATTTAAGAACGAGTTTTAGCAAAGTTGGCTTTTGCAAATTCGGCACGATTCACCAGTTTGGTCGGATGAGTCTTGCCCTTGAATTTGTGGTTGATTACGAAACCTTCCGGCTTGGACTTGGCACCATTAATATGATGCTCCAGACCGCCTTCATGGGTCTCAAGGTTCTTCACCAAGGTATTTTTTGCAGCAGCTAAATGGCTGTGCATTGAAAAGAGATTGCTGTAATGTCCCGCGTGCTTCGCAATGTGTGAAACATGTTCGGTACCGGCAGAATGGTGTCTGGCAATGGCAGCTGGGGTCTTTACCTTACTTGCCAATTTAGCGTGATGCGACATAATGTGCTTTTGAAAGCCCTTTGTATTCGGAGTCTCGCCGCTGCGGACGGTCTGGTTAATGTAGTTTGAAAGATGACCGCCTTCGCCCTGATGGCGTTCGGTGGCTTTGTACATTGAGGAACCGTGCTTGTCGTGGATTGCCTTGGCTGCGTTCATGTGTTTATGGAACGCACTTTGGTCCGACTTACCGTAACTAATCTTGCTGGTATCGTGTTCGGCAGTCTTGAGATGAACGTCGGGATGCTGTTTAAAATTGTGAGTGTCGGGATGCGGGCTTACCGACATATGTTCGACGCCCGGCTTATTCGGATGCGGATGGTACTGTTGGTGAACCACGATACCAACGTGCGACTGCTTTACCTTTTTTTCTTCGTCTCCGTGAGCCGTGTAGGTAATGGTATTCGGTGTGAATGAGACTGCTTCATGCAGTTTATGGTCTTCACGAGT